CTTGACGATACAATCATTACTGCAAAGTCATTGATTGAAGATTACAAGATCAAGACCAAAGCACAGATTGTCAATGCTATTTTCCTGACCGATGGTGCAAGTTCTCCTGTCAATACTTACAGAAACACTTCTGAAGAGCGTGGTTATGATGTCATTGACAGTCAAGTTGTCATTGATGATCCCAAGACCAGAGTGAGAGTGACTGCTCAAGAATCACGTGGCCGCGGCGGTTACTACCGAAGAGCTGACACTACTAGTTTGTATCTGAGGTTCCTCAAGGAAACAACTGGTGTCAATCTTCTTGGTTTCTTTCTCACTCAAAGTTCCAGAGTTCAAAATCTTGTCGGTGTTATTGACCGATATCTGAAGGATGATGAAGTCAGAGAGTTTCGTAAGAATAAGTTCTGGATTGAAAAAGGAACTGCATATGATGAACTTTACATTATCAATTCCAAAGGTCTTGAGATTGATGGTGTGGACCACATCAATGAAGTGAGTGCTGGAGCGTCCAAGTCGGAACTGAGAAAAGCACTCAAAAAGAACACTAAGAACAAGTTACAAAATCGAGTGATGCTCAATGCGTTCATTGAAAAGATTGCGTAAAAACTTGACATTAGGAGTTCTATTTGATATTATATAATTGTGATGATGAGAGAGGGATTGACCCTCTCTTCTTTTTGAAACCTCCAAGACGGAGTATTTGTTATGGCAACAACTGAAAAACGACAACAAATCATTCAAGGTCTTTTACGTGACTTCCCAGATGGTGAAGCGTCTCGTCAAGAATTAATGGACTGGGCTACTAATTGTGGTCTATCCAAGTATGCACCATCATTTGTATGGCAATCTGAAAACTCTGTTCGCAGAGGCGTATTTCGTATTCCTACTCTTGATGAGAGTGGTAACCTTGTAACCCTGGCAAGACCTATGCCAAAAACACCTGTCGTAGAAACTCCTATGGTTGAATCTCCAAACATTTCAAACGTGATTGAGTTTCCCAAAACTGAAACTGAATCTTACGTTCCTTCCAAAGTGAATGGTTACGTGAAATTCGGTCATTACAATGACATCAAGACCATCGCTAAATCTGGTCAGTTCTACCCGATTTTCATCACTGGTTTGTCTGGTAATGGTAAGACCATGATGATTGAACAAGTTCATGCCGAAATCAAGAAAGAACTTTTTCGTGTGAACATTACCATCGAAACTGATGAAGATGATATGATTGGTCATTACGCTCTGGTTGATGGTCGAACTGTCTGGCAGGATGGACCAGTGACCATGGCAATGGAGCGAGGTGCTACTTTGCTTCTGGATGAGGTTGACCTTGCATCTAACAAGATCATGTGTCTCCAGCCTGTTCTGGAAGGTAATCCACTTCTCATCAAAAAAGAAGGTCGGATTGTTCGTCCTGCGCCTGGTTTCACTGTCATGGCGACAGCAAACACCAAAGGTAAAGGTTCTGAAGATGGTCGGTTCATTGGAACTAACATTCTCAATGAAGCATTCCTTGAGAGATTTCCTGTGACTGTAGAACAAGAATATCCCTCTGTTTCAGTTGAGAAGAAAATCGTCATCAAACTCATGGAAAACCTTGGGTGTGTGGATGAGGAATATGCTGGAAAACTGGTTGACTGGGCGGATTTGATTCGCAAGACCTTCTACGATGGTGGAGTTGACGAGATTATCGCCACTCGCCGTCTGGTTCACATTGTTCATGCTTTTGCAATCTTCAAGGATCGCATGAAGGCGATTGCGATGTGTGTCGCTCGGTTTGATGACCAGACCAAAGAAGTTTTCATGGACCTTTACTCCAAATTGGATGAGAAGGTTTCGGTTGAAGAAAATTCTGACTCTGAAAATTCTGACTCTGAAAAGTCAGAATGGGAAGCTGGAAAGACCGAAGAAATTCCTTGGTAATCGGTTGATATATAGAGAGTGGGAGAAATCTCACTCTCTTTTTTTATGGCCTAAAGTGGAGTTATTATGGTAGACATCAAAATACCAGTTGAAGAACTACGTAAATCAAAAATAATGGTTTGTACTCCCATGTATGGTGGGATGTGTGGTGGAATGTATACAAAAGCGTGTTGTGATTTGTCAACATTGGCAGCAAATTATCAGATGGACCTGAAGTATTTCTATCTCTTCAATGAATCTTTAATACCTAGAGCGAGAAACTATCTCTGTGATGAATTTTTGAGAAGTGATTATACTCATTTAATGTTCATTGATGCAGATATTCATTTTGATCCAAAAGATGTTCTTACTCTTGCAGCCTTAGACAAAGACATAATCGGTGGACCATACCCTAAGAAATGTATTGCTTGGGAGAAGGTTCGTAATGCCGTTGACATGGGACTTGCAGATGAAGATCCACAAGTTCTTGAACAGTATACTGGTGATTATGTTTTTAATCCAGTAGAGAATACTCACAAGATCAATGTGAATGATCCAGTAGAAGTTTTGGAAATTGGTACTGGTTTCATGATGATTAAGAGACAAGTGTTTGACGATTTTCGTGAAGCATTTCCTCAATTTACTTACAAACCAGATCATAATCGTTCAGAACATTTTACTGGTGACCGATACATTCATGCTTATTTTGATACTGTCATTGATTCAAAACAATATCTTGGTGATGTTGCAGACGGCAGTGACAGATACTTGTCAGAAGATTATTTCTTCTGTCAATTTGTTCGTAAGATAGGTTATAAAATCTATCTTTGCCCTTGGATGAGATTGGCACATACTGGTTCGTATGTCTTCAATGGTTCAATGGCAAGTCTTGCAAAACTTGAATTTGCATCACATGGAATGGATAATGAAAGCAGAGTGAAAAATTATGATAAACGAAGAAACAGAAAAACCAAAAATAGAAAAAAACAAAATTGAATATGCATTTGATGAGGATCTGTATATTCAAGAACTAAAGGATCACATTGATTCTACCTATACAGCTCATTACTCTCAAAACAGAGTACAATCAACTGAATTTATCGCTGATGCAGGACATGGGGAGGGGTTCTGCATCGGCAATATCATCAAATATGCACAACGTTACGGAAAGAAAGCTGGTCGTAACAGAAAGGACTTGACAAAGATCGCACACTATGTCATAATAATGTTATTCATACATGATAATCTAATTGGAGATAGTAATGAAATTAAGTGAAAGCACAGTAACGTTCCTCAAGAACTACGCAACAATCAATCAAAGTTTAGAATTTCGTGAAGGTGATACACTCAAAACTGTATCTCCTTTGAACACAATTCTAGCCTCTGTCAAGATCACAGAGAACTTCCCAAGAAACTTTCCAATCTATGAATTGAATAGATTTCTTGGAACAATCAATTTATTTGATAATCCTGAACTTGAGTTTGGAGAAAATTCAGTCAAGATTTCTGATGGTAAAAGATACGCTGAGTATCGATATTGTGGAAGTAGTTCCATGTTCCAAACTCCACCCGATAAAGATATTAGTTTTCCAATGGCGGAAATTAGTTTTACACTTGAGACAGATGACTTCAAACAAGTTGTCAATGCTGCTAATACTCTTGGTTTACCAGAGATAGTGGTAGAAGGCGATGGCACAGCAATTCGTCTTGTCGTTTCTGATACTGGTAATGTCAGTTCTGATATATTCTCCATCAAAGTTGGAGTGACTGACAAAACATTCAGAATGGTTTTCAAAACAGAAAACCTCAACAAAGTCATGGAAGGTAGTTATGATATAGAACTTTCTTCTAAAAGAATATCCCATTTTAAACGTAAATCAGATTCCCTTGAATATTGGATCGCTCTTGAACAGAACTCCACATATGAAGGGTAATCATGTCAGAATCTTTATTATGGGTCGAAAAATATCGGCCGAGAACTATTGAAGATTGTATTCTTCCTGAATCAATCAAAAAAACTTTACGTGATGTAGTCAGTCAAAACAAGATACCAAACATGATGTTTACTGGAACATCTGGTATTGGCAAAACAACTGCTGCTCGTGCGATTTGTAACGAGACACAAGCGGACTATCTTATCATCAATGGTTCTGATGAAGGTAGAATGATTGACACTCTCAGAACAAAGTTGACACAATTCTGTTCTACAATCTCATTGTCTGGTAGTCGCAAAGTTGTAATTATAGACGAAGCAGATTACATGAATGCTGACTCTGTTCAACCAGCGATGAGAAACTTCACAGAACGATTTGCGGATAACTGTTCTTTTATCTTCACTTGTAATTACAAAAATCGTATCATAGAACCGATTCATTCTCGTTGTGCTGTGATTGACTTCTCTTTGAAAAATGGAGAGAAACAAGTCATCGCAGCTCGTTTCATGAAAAGAGTGGAGAGTATTCTTTCCGATGAATCTATTGATTACGATAAAGAGGTAATCGCAAAACTTGTTCTCAAGCACTTTCCAGATTTTCGCAGAGTGCTAAATGAGTTGCAAAGATACTCAACTTCTGGTGAAATCAATTCTGGTGTTCTTGCAAACATCAAGGAAATGAATCTCAAGGAGTTGATAGATTCGTTGCGTGAGAAAAACTTTTCCAAGATGAGACAGTGGGTTGTTGCAAACGTAGATAATGACCCTGCAACTGTCTATCGTAAAATCTACGATGAGCTATATAATGTAGTGGATAAAGGTTCCATTCCACAAGCGGTCCTGACAATCGCAGAGTATCAGTATAAATCTGCTTTTGTTGCAGACCAAGAGATTAACCTTGTCGCCTGTCTTGTTGAGTTGATGGCAGAATGTGAGTTCGTATGATGGAAATGACACAATTTCACAAAGATTATTCTGGTGTTTCAATCTTTGGTAAACGTATCCTACACGTGGCTTCTCCTGTTCGTTGGAAAGGTCGTAAGTATGAAGTAGAAAGATGTTCAAATTGGAAAGTGATGATGGATACAGTTCACTTTCTGCCTATTTGTCATCATTATATTTTGGTTCCTGAACTGAATACATTGTCTCCTTCAGACCCATTGTATTCTATGGATAATGTAACCATCATTCCGTTTCCGTATCCACAATCCGTGATGCAGAATCGTGCTAACTTTGATGGTAAAACATTTTGTCGTATCTTTTCTGGTAGACAAAAAGTGGAGTTTCGCCCTGGTGAGTTTGTGACACTTCACACTTCATCTATTGACATCGATTTTGTCTTCTGTCACCAACCAGAGATACTTACAAATGTTTTGTGGAATCTATTATCATTGCGATATGGTATGAATAACACCGATTCCATGTGTTTCTTTCATTGGGTTGACTGTAATGCATCAAGTCCTGCACCAGCCTTTCCACCAACATTCTTTCGTCAGTTTGAAGCGATTGACAGATGCAGTAAAAT